GGCGCCCACCTGAAACACCGCCGCCACCGGCGACGTCACAAGGGCAAGATCAAGCGCCACCGGCACGCCCGGCACCGGCGCAAGGTCAAACGGCATCGCAAGCGTCACCGTCGCCGCCACCACGGCAAGCTGCGGAAGCGGCGGCACCGGCATCGGCACAGGCGGCACCGCCGCCGGGCTCGGAGGCATCATCGCCGCCACTACCACTTGCGTCACAAGCGGCACTACCGCGGACGGCGGCACTACCACTTGAAGCACAAGCGCCGCTCGAAGCTGTCGCACACGAAGAAGCGGGTCAAGCGCGCCCGCAACGCGATCGGGCATCACCGCCACCAGCGCAACCACCTGCGGCATCTGCACCAGGGCCACATCCGGCACAAGGCCGCGGCGGTCCACACGAAGCATCACAAGCTGCGGAAGGCCCGCGTCTCGCGGTTCCGCAGCAGCCTGGGCCACCTGTAACCGAGGAGATCGACATGCCCCGCTACCAGTACACCGACGTGCACGAGCGCGTCCTGACCGGGCTCGCGCACGGCGTGAACGCCAGCGTGACCCGCGACGGTGAACCGCTCGACGAGCAGGGCACCGTCGTCGCCCGACTCGGTGACGAGATCACCACGAACGACCCCTACGAGCACGCCTTCCTGGCCCTGCTCGACAAGCCCACGCCCCGGCGTCGCCGCGGCCAGAACGACGACACGGGCAGCGGCCCGGACACCCAGGAGTAAGCCATGACCACCACGTACTACCCCTCGAACCTGCAGTGGTTCGGGCTGGCGAAGGAAGCCACGCCGGGCACCGCCGAGTCGATCCCGACCATCTGGGTGCCGGTCGACACCCCGAAGTGGTCGCCGAAGCTGACCATGCACACCGACCAGGCGATGCGCGGCTTCATGGGCGACGACTACCAGCAGGTCGCCGGGATGCGCTACGACGAGATCACCTACAAGACCTACGTCTACATGGACTCGATCTTCCCGCACCTGCTCGCCCTGCTCGGCCACGCCGACGTCGTCACCGGCACCGCCGACCCGGCCACGCACAAGACCGCGCTGAACAACGGCACCGGCACCGACAACGCCCAGCCCCCGACCTACACCGGCTTCTACTTCGACGCCGCCGGGAAGTGCTGGCAGGTGCCGGGCATGGTCATGGCCGAGTTGAAGCTGGACACGAAGGTCGACGAACTCGACACCGTCGATGTCACCTGGCACGGCCTGCCCGCCACCGCGATCGCCGCCCCGACCAACACCCCGACCACGAGCAAGCCGATGCCCGCCTGGAACTCGGTCATCTCGATCGGCGGCTCCGCGGTCTCGGCGTACTCCGAGGTGTCGCTGGACTACAAGCGCAACACGAAGCCGGTGAACACGATCAACGACTCGCAGAGCCCGCTCGGCATCTACGGCGGCGGGGTCTCGATCACCGGCACGCTCACCGCGGTCTACCAGGGCAGCACCGACTCGAACCTGGTCGACTTCCTGGCGAACACCCAGCCGTCGCTGACGGTGAAGTGGTCGCCGGTCGGCGACGCGACCCACAACCTGACCCTGCAGCACTCGGTGGTCGCCTACGACTCCGCCGACCCGCAGGGCAGCGGCGACTGGATGGAGATTCAGTCGAACATCAAGGCGCTGATGAACGCCACCGACGCGCTCGACTCGAAGCTGTCGCCCGCGCAGGTCGTGTTCCTGACGCCCACCATCGCTCCGTTCTAACCGATCAACCCAGGGGGCCACCCACCATGATCAAGATTCACATTCCCGACGGCGAAGCCAGCATCCGTACCCTCGCCAACGAGGTCAGCCCGCGCCGTCGCCGCGAGATCGAACTGATCGCCGCGCGGCTCGGGCAGGTCCTGCCCGCCGTCCAGTCCGCCGCCCGCATCCTCGTCGACGGCGACGTCATGGACGACCGCTCGAAGCAGCGGCACAAGCAGGGGCCGCGCAAGGGCAAGCCGGTGTTCACCGGCGCGGACGTCGACCTCACCGTGAAGCAGCTGCGCCTGCTGTCCGACCTCAACGACGCGATCGTCTGGTCACTGCTCGACGGCTGGACGCTGGACCTGCCGCTGCCGCGCACGCCCGACGACCTGCTCGACCTGCCCGGCGACGTCTACGACGCGCTGCGCGAGCAGTGCTCGGCGGTCTACCTCGGCATCGACCCGACCGGCGGCTTCGGCCCCGGCGCACTGCCCGAGCCCGGCTCCGACGAGCCGCTGGACACGACGTCCCCTACTTCGGCCTGAGACGCCTGCGCCGGGCGTATCAGGCCAAACGGTCCGGCGGTGAGCCGGGCGACCTCGACCCGCTCACCGCGGCAATGCTCCGCGAGAAGCGGTACCGCGAACTGATCCCCATGACTCACGAGCAGTACCTGGACGAGCCGTGGGACGTCATCGAGTGGACGTTGCGGATCGACAACATCCAGAGGGAGTTCGGTCATGGCGGTCGCGAATCTCAATGAGGTGATGGGGGCGATCGACCGGCTGCAGAAGAAGCAGTCGGTTATCGCCCGCATGACCGTCACCCGCGCCGCGGCCCGCGTCGAGGCGGTGGCGAAGAAGAACTTCGAGGGCGCGCACAAGCGCGGCGAGCCGCACGTCGGCGGTGCCTCGCCGAATGTCGTGAGCGGCACGCTGCGCCGCTCGATCACCCGCACCCAGGTGTTCCGCCTCGGCGAGACCGACTGGGGCACGAAGGTCGGCCCGGCGACCGTCTACGCCCGCCGCATCGAACTGGGCTACCCCGGCGGCGGTCACGGACCGGGCCACCAGCGCACCCGAGCCTTCCCCTACTTCAAGCCAGCAGTGGACAAGGTCATCCCCGAGTTCCACGACATCGCCGCCGAGACCTGGAACCTGTACTTGCGGCACTAGGAGTGACCCATCATGGCCGAAGGCGGCGCGGGTCTGATCCCCCCTGTAGTGGTAACCCTCCGGGCGAAGGCCGGGGAACTGTTCAGCGAGTTCGGCAAGGTCAAGGACGAGATCAAGCGCCTCGACCACGAGACCGAGGGCGGTCTGACCCGCGGCCAGAAGGCCATGCACGGCCTCGAAGCCGCTGGTCGCAAGCTGACCCTGGGCCTGGCCGGTGCCGCGATCGGCGGCGCTGCCGCCGCGGTGAAGCTGTCCGGCAACTTCGAGGAGGCGACGACCCAGCTGGTCACCGGCGCGGGCGAGTCCGAGGCGAAGATCGAGGACGTCCGCAAGGGCCTGCTGTCCCTCGCCCCCGCCGTCGGCCAGGGGCCGGAAGCACTCGCGAAGGGTATGTACCTGGTCGAGTCCGCGGGCTACCACGGCGCGCAGGGCCTCATGGTGATGAAGGCCGCGGCGCAGGGTGCCACGGTCGGTGCGACCGACACGGCCACCGTCGCCGACGCTCTCACCACGGTGCTCACCGACTACGGCATCAAGGCCAACCAGGCGGGTGTCGTCACCTCGAAGCTGGTCGCCACCGTCGCGTCCGGCAAGACCACGATGGGCGACCTCGCGGGCTCCCTGCACAACGTGGTGCAGCGCGCCGCGTCCGCCGGTGTCGGGCTGAACCAGGTCCTCGGTGCTATGGCGACGATGACCTCCCAGGGCATCTCCGCCGACCAGGCGTCGCAGGACCTCGCCAACGCGATCCAGTCCCTCGAAAACCCGACCCAGGGTCAGACGAAGGAGATGCAGCAGCTGGGGTTGAAGTCCGCGGACATCTCCCACAACCTCGGCAAGCGCGGCCTGACCGGCACGCTCGGCATCCTCGAAGGCGCTCTCGCGAAGCACATGCACGCGGGCTCGGTGTGGATGTCGACCTACAACAATCTCGCCGAGGAGACCGGCAAGGTCAACACGATGTTGAAGGCGCTGCCGCCTTCGATGCAGGGCATCGCTCGCGAGTACGCGAACGGCACGGTCACCTCGAAGCAGTGGCGTCACGCCATGATGGGGATGAACGTCGAGCAGAAGCAGCTGGCCCAGCAGTTCGCCGCCGGGGTGAACCGCACCCGCGGCTTCAACTCGACGCTGACCGCGTCCGGCCCGTCGGCCCAGACCTTCGGCGCGGCGCTGGCGAAGCTGACCGGCGGCGCGACCGGCATGAACGTGGCCCTCGCGATCGGCGGGCAGCACGCCTCGACCTTCGCCGCCAACGTGAAGAACCTGGGCAGCACCACCACCGAGGCCGGTGGCAACGTGAAGGGCTTCGGGCTCGCCTCGAAGGACTTCAACTTCCAGCTGGCGCAGCTGTCCGCGGCTGCCCAGGCGCTCGCGATCAAGGTCGGCGACAAGCTGATCCCGGTGATCATGTCGGTGGTCAACTTCTTCAAGTCGCACCGCTCGGCCACCATCGCCCTCGCTGCTGCGATCGGCGGCATCATGGTGCTCGCGATCGGCGCGTACATCTTGAAGCTGGCCCGCGCCGCGAAGGAAACGGTCACCTCCTACGGGAAGATGATCAAGGGCGGGTACGAGTGGCTGGCGAAGCTGATCAGCGGTAAGACCCAGGCGACCGCCGCCGAGAACAAGGCGGTCGCGAGCAAGGAGACCGCGGCCAGCCGCTCGGTCGAAGCCGACAAGGCCATGAGCGACGCGCAGAAGCGCGCCGCGATGATCGCCCAGCAGACCGCCGAGCAGCAGGCTCAGGCCGCGAGCATGGTCGCCGAGTCGCAGGCCAGCATGGCGACCGCCGCCGCGGAGTCGGCAGCGGCCCAGGAGGGCTCCGCCGCTGCCGTCGTCGGCGCTGACGAGGGCATGGCTGCCGCCGCCGAGACCACCGCTCCCGCGATCGAGACCGCAATGGGTCCGATCGGCCTCGCGATCGGTGCGATCGGCCTCGTCGCGATGCTGCTCATGTCGCACTGGAAGCAGGTCTGGGGCGCGATCAAGGACGTCACGCGCATGGCGTGGAACGACGTGTTGAAGCCGGTGTTCGGCTTCATCATGGACGTCGCGATCAAGCCGATGATGGAGCAGATCAAGGTCCTGCAGGGCATCTGGAACACCGTGTGGGACACGATCTCCTCGGTGATCAAGGCCGTGTGGGATGACGGCATCAAGCCGGTGTTCGACTTCATCAAGAACAACTGGAAGCTGCTGCTGGAAGTCCTCGGCGGTGGCCTGGTCCTGCTGATCACGCACTGGAAGCAGGTGTGGGGCGCGATCGAGCGGGTCGCCCGCATGGTCTGGAACGACGTGTTGAAGCCGGTGTTCCACTTCATCTACGAGGTGGGCATCCGACCCGTCATGTCCGCCCTGGACTGGCTCGGTCGGGGCTGGTCGAACATCTGGAACGGCATCGGCAGCGTCGCGAGCGACGTGTGGAACAACGTCGTCAAGCCGGTGTTCGACTTCATCAACAACTACGGCATCCAGCCGATCGCCTCGGTGATCCAGTGGTTCGGCAACCTCTGGCACTCGATCTGGAACGACGTCGGCCAGGTGATTCAGGACGTCTGGAACTGGATCAAGCCGATCATCGACACCATCAAGTCGGCCTTCGACGGGGTGATGTCGGTCGTGCACTCGGTCGGCAGCTTCATCGGCGGTGTCGGGCACGCGGTCGGCAGCTTCCTGGGCCTCGACACTGGTGGCCCGGTGCCGGGCGCTGTCGGTTCGCCTGTCCCGGCGATCGTGCACGGCGGGGAGTACATGCTCTCCGCGAACATGCTGTCCGGCAAGGCCCCGATCGACCCGCACGTCGTCGGTGCAGTCATGGCGAACGCCGCGGCTGACCCGGTCGCCGCGGCGCATCTCTCGAAGTCGGCCAGCTACGGCGGCGGCTCCGCGGGTGCACTGCTCGGCGGCGGGCACGGCGGCGGCTCGGGCGGCTCCGGTGGCGGCGGTTCGACCGTCGTCGTCCAGGGCTCGGTGATCGACATGCAGGGTCTGTTCCAGGCCATGCAGACCGCGGCGCTTCGCCACGGCACTCAGAACGCCCAGACCTGGGCACCGTTCAAGCGGGGGTAGCTATGAGTTCCACCCTCGTGTACCCGTCGCGGCTGGTGAAGGTCGGCATCGGGAAGGAGTCGACCTTCGGCACCGCCGTCGCCCCTGCCGCGGGGCTGGCGGTGGCCGCGCCGGGCGTCAGCGACAAGCACGCGACGATCGTCGACACCGGGTGGCGGCAGTCGACCGCAGCCAGCTACGGGCACCAGCCCGGCCCGCTGGATTCGGCTGTCTCCCTCGGTGGCCCGGCGTTCGTCGACGCGCTCGGGTGGCCGCTGGCGGGCGTGCTCGGTGATCACACGGTCACCGGCACGACCGCCCCGTACACGCACACCCTGGCCCTGCTGAACAGCGGCTCGATGCAGCCGTCGAGCTACACGGTGACGCTCGACGACCCGGTCGGCGCGCTCGCCTACCCCGGCTGCCGCTGGTCCGGCTTCACGCTCACCGCGAACGCCGACGGCCTGCTCACCTGGGGCGGCACCCTCGCCGGGCTCAACCCCGGCGCAGGCAGCGTCCCCCCGGCCCCCGCAGTGGTGCTGCCGATGCCCGGCTGGTCCGGCGTCGTCACCATCGGCGGGTCGGTCGAGTCGCGCGTGCTCGACCTCAGCGTGTCGATCACCCGGCAGCTGACCGCGAAGCGCAACACGAACGGCCAGCAGACCCCGAACAACATCCAGGCTGGGGCGCTCGCCGTCAGCGGGCAGGCGACACTGCTGATCCACAACGACAACTACCGCAGCAGCCTGCTCAACGCGAGCAGCCTCGCGATCGACGCGACCTGGTCGCAGGGTGCGGGCGCTGCCTCGCAGCAGATCACCCTGCACTCGTCCGCCTGCGTGCTCGACGCGGCCAGCCGCGCCTACGTGGGCGACTGGGTCGAGGTGCAGCTGGGCTGGACGGCGGACGCGAACACGACCGACGCCGGTGCCTCCGGTGGCAAGTCCCCCATCAAGGCCACCCTGATCAATGCGGTCGGGGCCGGTCTCTACACGTAGAGGAGTCACGGCGATGACGTCGAACTGGCCGCTGATCGAGGAGTCCATCGGCTTCGCGATGGGTCCGGGCACCCCGACGACGGAGTGGATCACCCCCGACAACAGGGCGAACTACTACGGCGTGTCGCTCGCGACGTCCGGCCTGTTCCTGAACCTCACTCCGCGCACCGAGGGCACCTGGACGTGCACCCGCGGTCGGCAGTACGAACTCGACCAGGTGCAGGCGGGCTCCGCGTCGTCGACGATGAACAACATCGACGGCGCGCTCGACCCGACCAACACGTCCTCGCCGTTCTACCCCCAGGTCAAGATGTACCGGGCCTACCGCCGCCGGGCGCAGTACCCGGCGAGCAAGAACCTGCTGTCGCTCGACCAGGTCACCGGCGGCAACGACCCGTCGGGCGCGTTCGGCGCGAACATGGGTCGCTACGTCACCCCGTCCGCCGTGTTCCCGATCTCCTTCCTGGGCAACACCCCGTCGGGCTCGACCGGCCAGATGGTCGAGATCGGCGGCTGGGCCGTCAGCCCCGGCGTCTCGCACGCCGCGCAGATGAACTGGTACTCGACGACCGCCTCGATCTCCTACTACCTGCAGTTCCGCTGGTATGACGTGAGCGGCAACCTGATCAGCACCACGAACGGCAGCATCGTCCCGACCGGCGCGGGCGGTGGCGGTGCCACCGCCACCGTTGTCGGCACGCCGCCTGCGGGCTGCGCCGGTGCCACGATCGCCGCGGTGATGACCTCCGGTCCGAGCGTGTCCTCGTTCGTCCAGTGGAACATCGCGCAGGTCGAACTCGGCTCGGCCCCGACCACGTACGCCACCCCCGGCACCTGGTATGACCTGTTCACCGGCTTCATCAACGGCTGGCCGCAGACCTGGGACGGGCAGGGCACGTACGGCGTCTCGAACCTCTCGGTCACCGACGCCTTCGGCTACCTCTCGCAGCACCCGATCCTCGCGCCCGGCTATCAGGAGATTCTGGCCGCGGTAAACGGTGTGCAGTTCGGGGCGACCTTGGGCTGGTTCTTCCCGCTCGACGAGGCCCAGAACTCGACCCAGTGGCTCGATCTCACCGGCAACCTGTCGCCGATGCAGCGCATCCTGCTCAGTGCTGGTGCACCCTCGCAGTGCACCGCGGGCAACCAGCTGAACACGGTGCCGATCGACAAGTTCATCTCGTCCGGATTCGGCTACACCCGCGGCTTCCAGCCCACCTCGATCGGCGGGCCGGTCACCTCGTTCAGCAATGACGGCCACACCGGCGCGGCGGTGCTCGACCTCGGGGCGGCGAAGCAGCAGATCGGCCCCGGCGACTCCGGGGCCTGGTCGATGGTGTTCATGGTCTACATGCCCGCCACCGCGACGCCGGGTAGCAACACCGACCTGCAGACCGTCTGGGGCTGCTACAACAACTACCCCGCGGGCGGTGTGCAGTCGATCGAGTTGTACGGCACCCCCACGTCGTTCTACAAGTTGAAGATCATCGCCAACGGCACGACGATGATGGACACCTCGTTCCCGTCCACCGCGGGCTACCCCGCGAACGACGGGGCGTGGCACCTGCTGATCGTCACCATGTCCAGTGACGGCAAGACCGTCACCCTCACCTCGGACACGAACGCGACCACGGTCGTCACGAACGCCTCCGACATGCACCCGCAGTTCCAGATGTACGGGTACGCCGGATGGGAGGTGCTGGGCGGGCACCAGATCGGCTACAACCAGGTCGAGCACGGCTGGACCGGCTCGCTGGCCTGCGTCGGGTACATCCCGGAAGACCTGCACGACTACTCGCCGCTGCAGTCGGGCACCGTCGTCGACCAGCCGTCGATCTCGAACCTGGTGAACACCCTGACGAGGAACACGAACGGCAACTGGCTGGGAAGCACCGGGCTGATCACCAGCGACTCGGGGCAGCGGGCGCTCGACATCCTGCGCTGGGCCGGATGGAAGGGCGACCGCAACGTCCACCGCCTGATCCCGAACAACGGCGACACCTACGGACCGGGCACCTGCTGGGCCTACGGTGCGCCGAGCGAGTACGTGGCCGACACGTCCAGCACCGGCACCGACGTCGTCACCGCACTGCAGACCGTCACCGACACGGAGAACGGCACGCAGTACGTCGACGCTGGTGGCCGGGTCACCTTCAAGCTGCGCCGGGACCGCTACAACCAGCAGGTGTCCCTCGTGTTCGGCGAGGGCGCGACCGGCCCGTACCGGACCAACCTGTGCGTCGACCCCTCGTTCGAGGTGGACGTCGCCGGGTGGACCGGCGGCGGGGCGACGATCGCCTTCGACAACACCCGCTCGTGGTACGGCTTCGCCTGCGCGAAGATCACCGGCGCGAACGCTGCGGCGGCTCCGGGTGTCACGGCGAAGGTGCCGGTCACCGCGGGCCAGTTCTACGCGGTGAGTGCCTACCTGAACCCGAACGTGGCCCTGGCGACCGCCGCGGCCCCGCTGTGGATCAGCTGGTTCACCAACACGGGCACGCTGATCTCGACGCAGCTGGCCCCGACGAGCAAGCTCACCGGGACGACCGGCGTTTGGACCCGCTACATCCTCATGGGGCAGGCCCCGAGCAACGCCGCCACGGCGACGTTCGGCGTGCTCAACACGACGAGCCTGCTCAACACCGAGATCGTCGGGCTCGACTGTGTGCTGTTCGAGCAGACCGGCGTGCCCGGCGGGTACTTCGACGGCTCGGGCGACCCCGGCTTCGCGCAGGCGAACTTCACCTACGCCTGGACCGGGACCGCGAACGAGTCGACGTCGACGATGACCGCGGTCGAGGTGCCCTACACGACGGTGCGGCCCGCGTTCGATCCGGTCAAGCTGGTTGACGATGTCAAGCTGACGCAGACGTCGTCGGGAAACTCGTTCCGGCAGATCAACCAGACCTCGGTGCAGCAGTACGGCGACGTGCAGCTGCAGCGCAACGTCAACACGCTGAACACCTACGAGATCAACGACGGCGCGACGTTCCTGCTCGACCGCTACGACAACGCCGTGCAGCGGATCGAGTCGATCACCGTCGACGTCGCCGCGACGAACTCGTGGGCAGCTGTCCTTCCGCTCGAACTGGGCTCGGTCGTGCGCGTCATGCGCCGCCCCCCGTCCCCGGCCCCGGCGATCATGTTCGACGGCTTCGTCGAGCAGATCATCTGGTCGCAGGACGACCAGGGCAACGCCACCGTCACCCTGCAGCTGTCGCCGCTCGGCAACCTGCAGTTCTGGCAGCTGGACTCCAACCAGTTCGGCGTGCTCGGCGTGACCACCATCTGCGGCTACTGACCGCGTCTCCCCGAAAGGCACGATCATGGTCCTCGCTGTCCCCACTCAGCGGACGTGGAACACCTACGACATCACCACCGCGGCGATGATGAACGCCAACGTCCGTGACGCGGTCAACTTCCTGTCGGCACCGCCGCTGTTCATCGCCCTGCAGCAGACCGCGCAGTCGATCCCGAACGCCTTCGGTGGCGGCACGCCGCTCACCTTCGGTGACCCCGGCGGCATCGTCGTCGACTCCTACAACGGGCACTCGACGTCGACCAACCCCACGCGGTACGTGGCGCAGGTGGCGGGCTGGTATCTGGTGGAAGGCCGGTCCGGCTGGGCACCCAGCGCCACGGGCCTGCGAATCGCTGGCACGTCGGTCAACGGCGCGGTCCAGAAGTACGGCACGTCGGCCCCGGTCGGGGGGAGCAACTGGCTCGCCTCGGTCAGCGACATCCTGTACCTGAACGTGGGCGACTACGTCGAGCTCTTGGGCTACCAGACCAGCGGCGGCGCTCTCAACACGAACTCCGGGGCCGCTTACCAGTCCTCGCTGATGGTCCTCTGGGTCCACTCGTAACCAACCACCCACGAAGGGGGCAGCCGTCATGGCTCTCTACGCCTTCGACGGCGCGTCGCCGTCGTTCGACCTGGCCGCGAGCAAGGCCGCGGGCGGCATCGTCGTCTCGGTCTACGTCGTCGGCAACCCTGGCGGCATGGCCCACGCCGACGCCGCCCGTGTCGCTGCGATCCGGGCGGCTGGCATGGGCGCACTGCCGAACTGGGAGCGCGCCGCTGGCTACTTCGACACCTGCACCGTCGCCGAGGCGAAGGCTGCCGGGGTCGAGGCGCTGGCCGCGTGCAAGTCGCTCGGCTTCCCCGCCGACGGCTCGATCGCCTGCGCGTTCAGCTTCGACTTCGACTGCCCGGCGTCCCGGTTCGCCGAGATGGGCGCGAAGGTCGACGCGGTCACCGCCGGGCTCACCGGCGCGTACCTCGTCATGGTCTACGCGCAGCAGGACCTGATCGACTACCTGGTCGCGCACGGGCACCTGCACGGCAAGCAGTGGCTTATGGCCTCGACCTGGGGCAATCCCTACCACCCGTCCGACGCGAACGTCTGCGTCGTTCAGGGCCACGACGTGAACGGCAACTGGGTGAACGACCCGGTCGTCAGCACCGACATCAACACGGTCACCGACCCGCACGCGCTGCGGGCCTGGTGGCCGGATAACTCGCCCTACGGAGGCACCATCATGGACGCAGCAACCGCCGCCCGCTTCGACAAGATCGACGAGCGCCTGACCGCGCTGTTCGCGACCGACACCGACGGCAGCGGCAAGCCCGAGGTCACCGGCACCGTGCAGGGCGCGATCAAGTACACCGTGCCCGGCGAACTCGCCGCCGCACTCGCGCCGGTGCTCGCCGCGCTCGCCAGCCTGCAGTCGGCGGTCACCGACCTGCAGGCCGCGGTCGCGAGGGTGCAGACCGGCGGTGTCGACCCGGTCGCGCTGGCCGAGGCGATCGCGCAGCACATCAAGCTGGCCCCGCAGTAGGGCTTCATCGGAAGGGGGCGACCGCCATGAGCGACGTCGTCGAAGCCCACGACCAGGGCATCACTCACTCGTACGTGGTCCACTACCCGCCGCACCCGCCGCGGACGGACGACCCGCACTACAAGGACTTCAACCACTACCACCGGACGAACGGGCCGACCGCGCGCTGCGCGCTCGCGGTGCACGCGACGCTCGACGGTGACGCCGACCCGGTCCGGCAGGACGCGAAGCCGCACCGGCTGATCGGTGCCGGTGAGCAGCGCGCCGGGTGCGACGTCACCTCGCCGTTGGAACTGCACCACTCGCACATCGAGTTCAGCCTGCAGAACGGCGTCGACCTGGCCCTGCTCGAACGCGACTACCCCGGCATCTCCAACGCCGAGGAGGTCGGGGCCTGGGTCGAGAGCGCGGACAACCTGACCTGGTACTGCGTGTTCCACCACCGCGGTCCCGGCGGAGCACACACGGCTGCCGCCAGCGACTTCGAGGCGGAGAAGTACGTCCGGGGTCTGATCTCCGGGCGGGCGAAGTGAAGCTGAACGACCGCGTCGCGTTGAAGATCACCGGCGCGGTCGGGACCATGCCCACCGCCTACCTGTTCGCCGTGCTCGCGCTCGTGTCGCTGCCCGGTGCGCTCGCCTCGGGCTCGGCGCTGATCATCGTCGGCTGGCTGGCTCAGACGTTCCTGCAGCTGGTGCTGCTGCCGATCATCATGGTCGGCCAGCGCCTGCAGCAGACCAGCCACGAGGACCTGCACGACAAGATCGACAAGATGCACGCCCACCTCGGCATCGGGGGTGAGTCGTGATGCACGCATTCGGCACTGACGTCATCGCCAGCATCGTCTCCGGTATCGCGGTACTGCTGATCGCCTACATCGCCCGCCAGGCATGGAAGGCGGTGCGCTCGATCGGCCAGGACAAGGTTCAGCGCGAGAAAGACCACCTCGAAGTGATCCGTCGGCTCGACCAGCAGGACGAGAAGCTGGTCAACATCGAGCACGAGACGCACCTGAACTCGGGCACCAGCTTGAAGGACGCCACGATGCGGACCGAGGCCCGCGTGGCGAAGCTGGACACCGCCCTCGAAGAACACCTCCGCGACGCGAAGTACCAGCAGGGCAAGCTGGACGCCTACTTCGCCCAGCTGACCGGCTCGCCGACGATCTCGGTCAACGCACCGCCGCCCGCATGACACAGAAGCGCCCCGCCTCCCTCACGGGAGACGGGGCGCTTTCTTGCGTTTGCAGGGCCAGCCGTCGTCGTTCAACTGGCTCGGTAGTGCAGCGCCTCGGTGCGCTTCGCGACGCGGGCCTTGCGGATCTCGCCGTTCGTCCACACCGAGATCAGGATGAACCGCTGCGGGCTCGCGGTGCGCACCTTGTCACCGGCGGGCGTCGTGATCGTGCGGGCGCTGTTGCGGCTCATGACGCGCTCGCGCTCGGGCGCTTGACGTAGGACACACGGACGTCGAACGCCGTTCCGCCCCGACGGGTGCGGGCTACGGCCAGCGGACCGATCTTCGTCACGTCCCAGCCGTACTGACCCAGGAAGTCGGCAGCGCGCTGTGCGATCTGCTCGTCTGACGGGCGCGAGCCCATGAAGCGGATGGTCTCGGTGCGGCGTGGCTGGCGAGGCATGTCGTTCTCCCTGTCTGGGTGAGATTGCTTGTCCCGGCCCTTGCGAGCCGGTCACTAGGTATAACGCCCTGCGCGCCGGTTCATTCCATCGCTGGGTGACTATCAGTCGCGTCTCAGGCGAGACCGTCGAACGCTTCGAGCCCGTCGATGAGGCGGTCGGACGCGGCGCGCAGCATGTCCTCGCCGTCGTACAAGTTGATCAACCACTCGGGACACACGCCGATCCTCGGCGGGTTGGGGACCTTCGCTCGATCGAGCGCCCGCATCGCCCGACCGATATGCCGGACGGCCTGCACGAGTTCGCGGTGCTGCCGGTCGGTGAGGGTGAGGTCTGCGCTCACGAGTCACCCCGACCCGGCACCCGTTCGAGCGGGCCGGTGCGGTTGCGCCGGACCATGCCGTACAGGGCCTCGATCTGACTGCGGATCAGCCACTCGGGCAGCCCGTTGCGCTCGGCTGCGAACTTCGCCGCCCGGCGCAGCAGGGTGTCCCAGCGGTTGCGGCTGATCAGGTCGCCGCAGGTGTCGCACGCCGCCCAGGCCCCGACCGACATCTCGCCGACGGGGTTGATGAACGTCTCGCACGGCAGCTGCCACGACGGGAAGTCGGCGTTGCAGAAGTCGCAGCGCCCGATCGCCTCGATCTCGTCGAGGGTCACGGGCACCGCCGGGTGATCTTCGGTCAGCTGGTCGTGCGCGCCATGCTGGTATCCGTAGCCAGTCCGGTAGTCGAGCATCCGACCGCAGACCGCGCACGCCCTGAACTCGTGCGGCGCGGTCACTGGCGACACCGCCGCTCGGCGGCGAGGTGGGCCTGGTCCTGCGCGAGCAGCCGCGCGGTGTTGCAGAGCGGGTCGTGCACGCCGCGGGCCACCTCGGAGATCGGCACCCGCGGTCCGGCGATGCACGCGATGCGGTGCACCTCGCGCAGCAGCTGCGCCACGGGCATCTCCTCGCTTCCGGGCTCGCCGAGTTCGGCGTCGACGTCAGGGTAGTAGCTACTCACCGTTCGCCCCCCTGATCATCGCCAGCATGGCCCGTTTCTCGGCTTCCAGCTTGTCGCGGTCGATCTCGAAGTGCTGGGCCAGCAGGTCCTGCAGGTCGCCGCCCCAGGGCACGAACGTCCGGCCCGTGCCGTAGTCCTCGAACTGGACGTGGTGCCCGAGCATGATGCCCTGGGTGCCCAGCCAGTCGACGAACTCGCCGATCGCCTGGGACTCGCGCTGGATCGCCTGCAGCTTGCCGTGCTCCGGGTAGTCGCTCACCGCGGCACCCCACCCTTCCCCCAGCGTTCGAGGAAGCGGTTCACCGCGGCGGACACCGAGGTGGCCTCGCGCTCGGCGCGGTCCTGTGCCGCCTTCCAGCGGTCGTCCGGCACCCGGATGCCGCGGATCGTGGTCTCAGCCATGACGCGCCCCCCGGTTCTCGTAGTTCTCCGCAGGGAACGGCCCGATCTCGGAGCCCCCGAGGTCGAGGTAGATGCCGTCGGCCTCGACGCGGGTGACCTCACGCGGGTCCAGCTGGCCGGACTTGTGATCAGCCCAGTCGCCGACCTCGAAGGTGGTCTCGGTCGTCACGCTGCCACCGCCTCGGCGTCGGGCAGCTTGATCACCATGATCAGGTAGACGCACTCGTAGCCTTCCTGCAGCCCGGCACGCTCGCCGCGGATCATGTGCGGCTTCCGCCCGGTGTGCGCGGTGATCGACACGGTGTCCGAGGTGAACGCGGCCAGGCCGTCGGCCAGGTACTTCGGATTGAACCCGGTCAGCCACTCGTCCGAGCCGCGGCGGTCGGTGTCGATCGGGCGCGAGCCCTGCACGGTGACGCTCTCGCCGAAGGTGATGCGGACCGGCTGGCCCTTGTCCACCACGCAGCCCGCGGCCTTGACGTCGGCCAGCAGGTCCTTCCGGTCGACGTCCCAGATGGTCGGGGTCTCGACCGGGATCAGCGACTGGTAGGCCGGGAAGGTCGAGTCGAGCGGGCGGATCACCAGCGCGTCGGTGCCGTTGCGGATCACGACGGTGTTCTCCGTGCGGTGCACCGAGAGCAGGCCCGTCATGGCCTTGATCGCCGGGAGGGTGTCGCCGGGCAGGTTGAACCCGAACTCGGCCTCGACGAAGCCGGGGCACTCGGTGACGGCCAGCCGGTAGCGGTCGGTGGCCGCGAACGAGAGCGTGCCGGGCGTGATGCCCTCGACCCGGATGCAGGTGAGCATCGGCAGCGTGTCGTCCTTCCCGCGGGCGGTCGCGGCGAACGCGAGCGCCTGATTCAGTGCGGGCGCGTCGACGGTGGCGATGATGCCTTCGTCGGGCAGGGTCGGGAGCGACGGGTACTCCTCCGGGTCGTTGCGCGCGTCGTCGCTGACCTGCAGGGTGCGCCCGAAGCCGAGCAGCTTGACGACGCCGCCGTACTGGCCCTCGCCGGGCTCGTAGGAGATGGTGACGACCTCGCCCGCGGCCTTGCGCGGGGTGGTTGCGCCACGGATGCCGCGCAGCGCGTCGCGCAGCGCGTGGGTCGGCAGCAGGGCGTCGGGGCCGAACACCTCGAAGCCGCCCGTGCCGAGCACGGTGTAGGTGTCGAGGTTGGTGCTGACGATCTTGCCGTCGGCCAGCTTCGCGTAGGCGAGGATCGGCAGGGACGTGCGGGTGAGCGTGGTGTGCGCGAGACGGTTGAACGTGTCGACGAGGCCCGAGTAGGGGCCGGTCAGGGTGGTAGCGGTCAAGATGATCAATCCTTTCGAGGTGGGATGATGTTCATACAGTCAAACGGCGGACGACGTCAAGTCATTCCGCACGCGATGCCGGGTAGCGGGCGAAGAACTCGGCGTTCAGCCGGGCCGCGGTGAAGTCGCGGGCCAGGTGCAGCCAGCGGGCGAACATCTCGGCGTCGAAGTCCCGAGCCGGTGCGGGCGGCTCCGGTGCCGGTGCCGGGGTGGCTACCGGGGCCGGGGTGGACCGGATGCCGGGCAGTCGGATGGTCGGTGCGCTCACTTGATCACCCCCCTGCGGTGCACGGTGCGGACACGGTCGGGCCGGAACGAACGGAACCCGACGTGGCCGGGCTGGATGACGTCGATCCACTCGACGCCGTCGTCGCGCCGGACGTGCTGCACGAACTCGACGCGGCCACGGACGCCGGTGATCGAGAGCGGGGTGCCAGGCTCGACCCGGCGACCGTTGATCGACGTCTCGGTCGAGACCTTCCAGTCGGCGGGCAGCGGCTTCGGGGGCACCCGCTTACGAGGCTGCAGCAGCATCGGCGCTCACCCCCAGGGTGGCCGCGAACTGCCGGGCGTCGGCGTAGGCCAGGTCGATCGAGGTGTGCACCTCGTAGGGCTCGTGCTCGGCGTCGTTCGGGGTGAAGCGCCACTCGCTGAACCGGCGACCGTAGCTGCCGATGAAGCGACGGCCCTGCTCGATCCAGCCGACAACGGTGGACGTGCCTTCGAGGCGCAGTTCGCGCGTCTCGCCGTCCTCGTCGAAGCTGACGGAGAAATGGATCATGCGGTACTCCCTTCGGTGATCTTGTGGACGACGTGGTCCGCCGCGAGCGCGAGGCGGGCGGTGAACGCCTCGCCGCGCCCCTCGGGCAACGTCATGGATTCGGCGACGTCGGCGTGGACCTGGTCGCCATGCTCGGAGTAGGTGGCTTCGAGCACGAGGACGGCGAACATGCCGACGATGTAGGTGTCGCCGGGCCGCAGTTCCGCGGCCCGGACCTCGGTGGTCGTCACGGCAGCAACGCCCGCCCCTCGCGGGTGATCCGGTAGCAGACGTGGCCGTCGATGTCGCGGCCCTTCGCGACGAGCCCGCGGCTCACCAGCGAGGCCGCGGTCTGCGTCGCACCCTGCGGAGTCCGGTGGTTCCGGTACAGGACGCGGGCCAGGTCGCCGCCGGTGAACCAGAGGCCCTGGTTCGCATCGAGTAGTAGCAGCATGTCGCGCTGCGCGGAGGTCAGCTTGTTCACGCCGCCACCTCCCGGCGCTCGGCGCGAGCAACCTCGCTGCAGGGGCGCAGGTGGGCCGGGGCGACCTCGTGCTCCCAGAGGTAGACCCACTCGGGGTCGTCGCCCCGACGGAAGCCGTCGATCAGGTGCAGGCGCAGCACCGAGGCGATCGGCTCCTCGACGACACCGATGCGGTCATGCAGCGGAGTGCCGAGCCAGGTCGCCTGCGAGGTGACCCGGACGAGGTCGCCGTGGGTCGGCTCGGTGACGAACTGGACCTCGACGACGTCGGTGTCGAGCCCGTGGGCCTCGATGCAGGCGACGGCGTCCATGAGGGTGTCGAACTTGTGCGGGACCTCCGACGAGGGCGACCAGACACACAGGCCGTCGTTGTCGAAGTCCGAGACGTACAGGTCGTCCTGGTCGTGGATCACGTAGTAGGTGGCGGTCATCCCGAGATCACCTCGTAGCGGTCCGAGAGGTTGGCCTCGTCGTTTCCGTCGGCGAAGCTGACGAACCGCCGTCCGGGGTAGCCGAAGCCGGTGATCGCCAGGACTCGTCCGCGGCCAGCGACGACGTCGCCGACCTTCAAGTTCCACACGGCGACGAGGGTGGTCTCCGCCTTGCCGACATTGCGGTGCTGGCGCGAGGTGTAGGAGAGCGCGCCGCCCTGGCGCTTGCACACCGGGGTGGTGCTGGCGAGCGCGGGCCGGTCGAACGACGGCTCGTGGTGGACCTGGGTCCGACGGGCGGAGCCCGAGTCGATGTGGGTCTGGAAGTTGTAGGTCATGTAGATCAGTTCCCTTCGAGTGATGTGACGCCGCTGGTCCGCGGTGTTCATACGTGTCAACCGGCGCTGTATGCACGCTATTCCGCTGCTTGACAATCTGTCAATCGCCGGGCAATGTCTCATACGTGACCAGCCACGAGGAGACCTACGAGGTCGAGGTCGACGTCGCCCTGGCGCGACCGCCCCGCGTGGACGCCACGGTGTTCGTCACGGTCGCCGCCAGCACCAGGACCGAGGCTGAGCTATC